GGTAAAAAAGAAACCGATGAGGAAAAGCCGCTTAAAACCAATGTGATAATAAAAACGTTCATGGACGAAGTAAAACTTCAGGACGAAACCATGGAAAGAACTGGAACTCACGGAAACATTAGCATAGCGGATTTAGCCGTCAACAAAGAAGAAAAAAAATCAAAAATTTATACTTTCGCTTTTGAAAAAGAAGCGGCAGAAAGAAATGAATAAAAACCCTCATCTTACACATGAGGGAATGTTAAACCAAATAAGGAAACATTTTTATGGAAGAGCTTAGAATAAAACTAAAAATCCTGATGGAGCAAAAGGGCTATTCCCAATCATCAGTCGCAAATTCACTTCAGGTAAGTTCATCGGCTTTAAGCCAATACTTATCCGGAAAGTATAACGGAAATGTAAAAAAAATAGATGAAGATGTAAAGAATTTTATAGACCGCGAAGCGGAAAAAGAACGCCAGCCACTTAAGAAAGTCGAGTTTATTCAAACGGTAAACGCTAAAAAAGTATATGACACCGCAAGGTTTTGCCATCTGGACGGAGAAATAGGCGTTATATACGGAGATGCGGGAACCGGTAAAACAACAGCGGTAAAAGAATATGTAAAAAAGCATAAAGACGCAATTTTGATTGAAGCTGATTTAGGATTTTCAACAAAGATATTATTTAAGAAATTACACGATGCGTTGCATTTGGACGGTCAGGGGCACATACACGATTTATTTGAAGGCGTGGTAGAAAAGCTTAAAGGCTCCGGAAGGCTTATTATAATAGATGAAGCAGAGCATTTACCTTACCGGGCTTTGGAAATGGTACGGAGGATAAACGATTTTGCTGAAATAGGAATATTGTTAGTCGGGATGCCACGTCTTATAAACAATCTTCGTGGCGAAAGAGGCAATTACGCTCAATTATATAGCAGAATCGGAATGGCGGTAAGGCTGGATGCGCTTGCACAGGAAGACACAATAGAAATAGTAAAATCATTGCTACCAAGCGCAAATGGAGTCTGGAAAGAATTCCACAGATTCAGTAAAGGAAATACAAGAGTGCTTGTAAAAATGATTTTAAGAGCAAAGCGCCTTGCACAAATAAATAACTGCGGCGTTAACGCCGAAATCGTTAAATCGACATTTGAAATGCTTATAGCTTAAGAAGATGAAATGGACGAAGAAAAAATAAAACAAGCATTAACAGAGCTGCCTTTCGAAATCGTAATAACGCTTTGCGCTATATTAATAAAAGAGCATGAAGCGTACAATTGGAAAAACTTAATAAGAGATTTGCGGAGTCTTAAAGATGCAAAATAAAATAATAAAGGAAGTAACATGGTTAAGCGAAGTAACCGCCGAAGCTAAAAAGACATACGAGGGATACAACCTTGAAACAAGCGTACTTTATTACTTGGGACTTTGTCTTAGCATAAAAATAGTTAGGCGCACAAACTGTATGGACGATAAAATAAGGTTATTAAAGCTGATTACCGAAGCGCATGAATTGTATAGAAATAACTAATAAACAAAAATTACAAAAGGGATAAAAATATGAGCAAACAAAAAAAAGTGACAACAATAAAAAGCCTTGAGGAGGCTAATCAACGGCTTGCAGAGCTGAAGATTGCCGAAGCGCAATTGAAAATACTAACATCCGAGTTGAATATAAAGCATACCAAGCTTGAAAACGAATATTCAATGCGAATAGCCGAATTAAAAGAAAAACGACTACTCTGCCAAACGGATATTGAACTGTTTGCCGAAACTCATAAGGGCGAACTGAATAATAAACGAAGCTGGAGCCTGTTGCATGGCGATTTCGGGTTCAGACAGAGCCAGAAACTTACAACGCTTCCGAAATTTAACTGGAGCAAAGTGCTTGATGCAATAGAAAAAGCAGGCGGACGCTTTAAGACTTACATAAGAACAAAAACAGAGATTGCAAAAGACGAATTAAAAAGCGATTTACAGGCGGGCGTTATAACAGCGCAGGAAGCTAATGAAATAGGCGTTAAGATTGACGTAGTTGATAATTTCTTTATTGAACCCAATACAATAGAGGTAGATAAGGCGGCTTAGGAGCCCTGCGGGGAGGTTCGATTCCTCCCCCGCCTGCTAAATTAAGGTAAAAATATGAAACAATTGAACATGTTATTATTAGAATCAGGAATTAAAAACTTTAGCGCTCCTGAATTGACAAAAGGAATGAGTGTTCCGGAAGAATATCATGCTAATATCGTTCCTACTTTAATACTATTACAATCAATAAGAGATTATTTAGGTCGCCCGATACGCATTAACAGCGCTTACAGAACGCCGGAATTTAATAAGAGTCTTGGTGGAAAAGCCGACAGTATGCATTTGCTATTTAATGCCATAGATTTTAAGCCAAAGGGCTTTACAAGTGAAGACCTGGTAAAACTTACAGAGGATATTGAAGACAATAAATTTGCAACAATGACTCTATGGTTTGGAAAACTAATCACTCTAACCCCCGAAATGTTGGGCATAGGCTTATATGATAATTTTATTCACCTTGATACGCGTGGCCTTTTAAACAAAAAATCGCCAGCACGTTGGATAAAATAAAGGACATTATAATGACAAACGAAGAATGGGACAATGTGGAACAACAGTTATTTTTATTGCAAAGGGTTGATCTTGTATGCGATGGTTATAATATAAATCTATGCATAATAAGAATTAAAATGAAACTTGTAATTGGTGTATTCTTAAATGGTAAAATAGATTTCAACTGTGCCGAGACTGATTGCGAAATAAGAAGGAAGTTCTTTAATTCAGAAAAGCATTATAGATATCCTGCAAAGATAAGAGTGCAGCTTAAAAAATTTTCAAAGAAAAGGTTAAAAGAACAAGATGTAAACCCAAATGAAACTTGGCTTTTTTATTCCCCTCTTTGGAAATCTTTTTCCTCTTTGAAAAGGCATTTAATTAAAAACTGTAAATCAATTGAAGTTATATAATGAAAATAAGTTTACAACAAATAAGGCTAATCCATACGGCAAAAACAAAACTCGGTTTATCTGAAGATAGCTATCGCGAGATGCTTTCTTCTTTTTGCGTTTCATCATCAAAGGATTTAACGGCCGATGACGCTAAAAAATTAATGAAGACTTTTGAAGGACTTGGATTTAAGCCGGTATTAAAAGAGCCGAAATATAATAAATTAGGTAAGCGGGATGAACGAGCTACGCCGAAACAATTGCGCAAAATAGAAGCCATGTGGAAAAACTCAAGCCGGGTCAGAGATAAAAGTGACGAAGCTTTACGCCGGTTTATAAAACGAATCGCGGGCGTAGATAGGCTTGAATGGCTTCTTATAAACAGCGTTCAAAAAGTAATTAAAGCAATTGAAAATCTTGTTTAAATAATATTTAAGATAAGAAAATGATTAATTCGTTAGAGTGGGTAAAAGAAATAAAAGATTGGAAAAAATTCCTAACCGGCGATCTTGCCGAGGTTGCCGATATAATAGGTGCGGACTCGTTTTTAGAATTATGGAACGCTTTTGCAAAAACGAATATCTACTTATCAGAAAAACCTCTTGACGCGCTCAGACGCGAATATATACGCCAGAACAAAGACAAGGACGTTAAAACCCTTGCCCGCGCTTTGAATTGTTCAGAGATGTTTATTTACAGCTGTCAGAAGGAAACAAAATTAAAAGACAGCCAAATCGATATGTTTGAATAGAGGTGCGGATGGATTAGTTGAATGGAAGAAATAAGAAAGCCGACTTTTTGTCGGCTTTCTTATAATCGGACTTGTCATTAGATATTATCGCCCCTGTATTCAATTATTGTCAGTGTTCATTTGGTTTATAGTAGGAGGGTGTATATCCTTTTTATCTTCTTGTTTTTCTTTCGTCGCGAATAAATCAAACCAACGCGTTAATCGAAATATAGTAAATGCCACTGCAATGGCGGATATTATAGAATACATAAAGAGCAAAAAACCCAAGAACCAAAAAACATTCTGAGATAATCCAATATAAGTCTTAAGTGGAATATTTAGTAAACCAATTAAATATTTCAAAAATGAAGGAACTTCAACATATAATCCTTTGCACAGAATAGCTGCAATTAAAGCTAATATCTGTATAAATATGAAATGGAACAAGCTTGAGCTCATTCCCATAAAAGGTGAATGTTTCTCCTTATTCTCTTCACCGCTAATTAAAGATAGAAATTTCGAGCCTCCTATAGCCAACAAAATTGCGAACCCGCCTAACGAAAACCCAATAAGGTTAGGAAGGATTGCAATAACAATATCCCACCATTTTTCAACTATCCAAAGAGGATACAAGATAAACGTAAGCAATAAAGAAATATGTAAAAACGGCGAAATTATTAATGCTTTTACACCCCCATAAATGCCTATATGGATTTTAAAAAGTCTAACTAAATCTTTATAGGATTCAAACATTTGTTTCGATGTCTTCATTTTGTTTTTCTTGAATTGCATTTAACATATCGTTTGATTTAACAAAGAATTTCTCCAAATAGTTTTCCTTCGTAGAGTCTATTCTATAATTACAAAATTGCGGATGTTCTAAAGTTGACTCAGGAGGGATTACTTCACCATCGATATTTTTTCCTTTGGCTTTTACATATCCGTTTGAAATGGCTACACGTGCCATTCCTAAAGTTTTTTTATCAGGCTTGATTGATTGGCCTTTAGCTGCTTTGTATTCAGTATATAAAGTGGCAGTATTTTGATTTTCTAATCGCCTAAGAACTTCTTCTTCCTCTTCGTTATTCACATCAGCATTTGGTCGATTTATAAGTATTTCTAAGTTTGTTAAAACTTGTACTTTAAGTATTTTATATAAACCTTCCTTTGCTTGTTCAATAACAACTTGGCACTCTGGGAATTTTTCTAAAATTGTTTTTGAATTAAGTAAATCAAGCAAAATATTAGCCATTGAATTGGGACTAATACTTCTTTGTGAATTTAAAGCTTCAAAAATAAAGCGATGCTTATTAGGATAAAAAGCGTAGTGATATTTCACAAAGTTCGGCTTTAGATAATCTGGAATATTAATTGCATTTATATCTTCAACTGAAGCGTTATCATCTTTTTTTAAGTTATACCATTCAGCATCAGTTATATCCGTGAACTTATATATATAACCATAAATACCATCTAAATGTTTTTCTGGATTTATGTGATTAAATGTGCCAATTGTTCCTACTTGGTCTCCCCTGATTTTTGCTCTTCCCCTTTCTTTGAAAGCCTCCAGAAAAATATTATAATACTGTAAAGGAGAATGAGGATGCGTTGTTATATTCAATGCACAAAGAGAAACACCTGATTTACGTGCCATTCTTTACCTCGGATTTATTTTATAAAAAGGGGATGAAATCCCCGCTCAATTCCTTCTTTTTATAAAAATCAATTTATCTTTTATTCATTTTAGAATCAACAAACATTTGAAAAACGATGTAAAAAGTAATATTATTTACTTGCAACAATTGCAACTGAGTCCAATGTATTTTGCGTTCGATATTGTCATTAACACATCTATTCTGTTAATAGTATTTTGTTATCCGTTATATAATAATGTATATTTACGATATTGTAGCCCATCAATTGAAACTTTATTCGTTTCGTTATTTTTAATTTTTAGATGTGATAATATAAAGAACATCAGGGGAAAAAATCTATTTATTTTTGCCATAATATTTAGATACGGCATTCTCAATCTCCTTAATATCATCATCGTTCAACTTAAGAAACGGGCGTGCCGGAATAGTAATAGAATGAGCTTTGAAAGTAAAACCTTTTCCTAAAGTTCCTCCTCCTTTTTTGAACTTTCCCTTTTTAGAGCCTTTAACATAACGGGAACGGACAAATGTTTCGCTTCTCGCGCCTCTGTTAATTGTGCCTCCGTCATTTTGGATTTGCGCATATTTTTTATTTGTTCCAACTACGGCTTCGTCGTTTGAAGCGCGTGCGGAAATTGACCTTAGCAGACTGCCGCTTCTGATAAGCATTCCGGCAGTAAAGCCCTTTCTGGTTTTTTCTTTTAACGTGGACTTAGCAAGTTGAGGCCATCCGCCTATGCGGGCGCCTTGAGTATTGAAATTATCCTGAACCGCTTTTAACATTATCTGGGAGATTTCTTTCGTAAGCGGTTGCCGGTCTTTCATCTTGCGAAGCATGGCTCCAATGGTTCTATCTAATACCACCTTATTATTATCCATATTGACAAACTCGTTTTTATTTATTAATATTAATTAAAAGATTTAACGTTGATTGACAGTAGGAAATTTTCGGCGTTGCCTACGGCATTATCTGCTCATAGCAAGCAGCAAATGGAATGGCGGGGAGTAGCCGGCCGCCCAGTCAATGTTAAATCTTTCCTTTTATTAATTCGTAATGTTTCCTATCTTTTAAGCTTTTAACGGGCGTCTTCAAAGCAGTATTAATAA